ATTCATGAGACCTGATTTAATTAAATCAAATACCATGGCCCGTCTTTGAATCGGACTTTCGGTCATAGCCGAAGCGCAGTCAAGTATAACATCATCAGCGTGCAAATCTGAGCCTGTCCAATCAATGACCTCGGCCACGTTGTCTTTGCCTATTGAGTGCAGAGTCCGCGGCAATGTAACAAACTGGCGGTTAAGCCGTAACTCCATTTTGCCTCCCTGAATCATAAACCTGTCAACATTGTCAGCGGTATTGGAAAGCCTGGTATCATCCTGCTCTTTTAATAGGCCGATCGCCACACCGGAGTTAACCCCAGACGGCACAGAACTGTCACGGCTTACCTCTGAAACACCGGAAAGGATTGCGAATTCACTAAGCAAGGTTTGTTCTTCAGTCTCAAAGGCAGCCGGCAGTGGCGGGTTACGCACCATCTCCGGCAACCTTGTACCCCTACGGTAGGTATGAATTGCCCCGGGCATCCCGGCCTCCACCGCAAACTGACTTTCATCCACCGATTCCTCTTCGGTAAACCACTGGCCTATAGCGCAGCGGTTAAGGTACTCAGCTTTGCGGTTACGAAGCGCATTGTACCTGCGCTGAACAGGGATCAGTCTTTCCAGCACCGTTTTGCCCCAGAAACAGCCGGGCCTTTGTAGACATACCAGTTTGACAAAGGGCAGGCCTGGCTTTTGATCGTCGTCGACCATAAACGGCAAAGGTCCTGCGTGCAGCAACTTGCCGTTTGCGATAACAATAAAGCGCCCCTGCGGGTATTTTTTGGACGGGCGCTCGCTGTATTCTTTGACAATGGCGTGGTTCTCCAGCTTGACCGTGTGCATCCTGAAACCGCCCTGGCCATATCCCAGGCCTCCGGTACCAATCATGCTCTTCTGGAGTTTCTCTGCCTCTGCCTTCTCGGGGGACACCCTGACGCCCCATTCCTCGAAGATTTGATCAACATGGATAGCCCGGTGGTGGATGATGCTCTGGCATTTGTCCACATCCTGGTTATAGCAGGAATCTGGCAGGATTTCCTGTGGTGGGCAGACAATAGTTTCAGTGTTGCCTTCATAGACTTCTTCTTGTATGGCTTCGCCGGTTTCGGGATCTTGCGACTCCATGACGCCGATCACTGCGCCCAACTTCGGGTTCCATACCCTTTTTTCAAAGACCGTGCCGCATATCTCCATCCAGGCCAATTCCTCATTATACTTGTCCCTCATGTTCTGGTCATCGTAAGAGGTTTTCAGAATATGGCTACCTACCTTGGCGCTATGTACGTCCTTTTGCGCCGTAGTGCCAGGGCGCACCTTCAAAAGCAACCGGATTCTTTTCAGCTTGCTTATCCGGGCCTCAATATTGGGCGCGACGTGGTTAAAAACTTCGCGCTCCTCCCAGTCATACATGATCGGCTGTTCTTCCAGGGCCATTGAAGCAGTGTTTATATCTACAAACTGGTTGCCCTCATAAAAGGCTAAGTTAAGGCGCCACTGGATCTCAAATGGCCGCCTTTCCTCAATGCGGCGTCTGTATTCCTTGTCTACGAACTCAACCAGGTCATCATTAAAGGCAGGTGCTCCTTCCTTGCCCCCTCCAAAGACTTCCGACAACTTATTCCCCAAACCGGAAGCAACATTTTTAATTGTATCCAGCATCACTTCACCGCCTCGTACTGCCGCTTTATATTATCCCTGATGGGATTTACCGATTTGGGAGGCGGCCGGGTATTTATGGCCGCCTGGTACTCAGTCAGATCCCGCGCCATGAGCCTTGTCAGAAGGTCCTTGCGCTCCTGTTTGTGCTGAAAAACCGTCCAGACATGCAGGGCTGCAATACCAACCAGGGCTGCTGCCAGGGTGTACTCGGTCAATCCTGCTTCACCACCTTATGTTTACCGCCAATATGCCCGTTTAGCGCGGCAATGCTGGAAGCCTCATAATCGCAGTGAGGGCACTTAAATACAGCAAGCGGCTCTCCGGGATCTGTGGTTGAATTGCCGCCCGGTCCTCCGGCAGGTTCCGCTGTTACCACTGGCGCCTTGTCCTCCAGCAGCGTCCCATCCGATAAGTAACCGTGTTCCACCAGGAGATTCCTGACCTCTTCCTTGTCCATGGTTTCCAGGAGATTACTTAGCACGTCCTTCGGTTCCGCAGACGGGAAGAGCCTGTCAAAGATTTCGTCCCTCTGCGCTTCCGGCAGCAGGTTAAATGCCTTTTCCACATCAACATATGGCAGAAGGGCATCCGGCAGGTTTTTTACTACGCTGATTGCACAATCATTACAAAGCCGGATCGAGCCGGGCATGACCAGGGAACTCTCCTGTGGCCGGCCCAAAAGCCAATTAGTGCGTGTCGTGCAATTAAACATTTCGCAAAAGGTTGATTTGAAAGGATTTTCAAATATCTTGGGATTTTCGCTCATGTATAAGCCTCCACTAAATCGTAGGTACTCTCGAAGATATCAGGTTTGCAGGGATAAAATTCACCCTTGACGCCTTTGATAATATAGTCGTTTTCAGACACTTTCATGGTGCCTTCCAATGTTTTGACCTCACCCTCAATAACGTCACCGCTGTATTGACTCCATAAGATAACATGGCCAGATTGTATGGCCTGCTTTAGCCAGGCCGGCTCCTTTTCTCTGCAAAAATTACCTTTGGTAAACTGATAAGCCTCAATCACCACTGGTTTCTTCCTGTACTTTGGCATAAGCGCCTCCTCCTACTCATCCTCAATTTCCATGTCAATGTCAAAGAAGTCGTCGTCACAATCGCAGTTGCTGCACACCTTTAACCGGCCTCCTTTCTGTACAATGCCTCAAATTCCCACCTTCCTCATCCTCATCCTGCCGTTTGGCCCCCGGCGCATCTTGGCCAGCTTCTCTTTGTCTTTTTGGATCGTGCTCTTCTCTGGTTCGGGCGGCTTGGACTTCTTCAAGTGGTGCGCTATAAGGCCGTAAATCGCCCCTTTGAAAGGGTTCGTGTAGATGTGTGGATCCTCGGATACCTTCTCGTTGTCTTTTTCATCTACAACCAGCTGCGGGAGCGCCTCAATGAGCGCCGTGCAGGTGCTGAATATCTGCAGCCTTGCCGTTGTGCGACCAGTATTCTCGTCGAAATAGGGCTTCAGATACTCGTGCATAATCGCCTTTTGCAGGATCCGGTCTGTCTTAGTGTCTCTTGGTGGCTCAATACAGCTGAAAAGACCGCCTTCTGCGTAGCAATCAATGATTGACTTGCCATCAGAGGGGTTTTTTTGCGAAGCAAGGCCGCGCCCCAGCTTGTTCCAGGCGTCCCTGCCCGCTACTGTAAAGCTGATATCTTCGGTTATTTCTTCGCCATTTTCATTTTTTTCGGGCTGGCCTATCTCACTGCCCACGACGGACATCCGTATAACCTGCCGGGCCTGGTCACTATATGTCACCCGTGGATCCTTTTCGGTGCGGGTGTACTCTCTATAGATATACACTTGACCATCTGGGCTGACTGCATACCAGCAAAAGTAGAAAGAATCCGCATACCCAGGGTCGTTGCCACGCCATCTGCGCCACCAGGGCGGTATCTTGAACGGCCGGCAAACGTGGATACTTTCAGTAAACTCCGGGAAGGCTGTGCCCTCACCGGCACTCATAGCCTCCTCTACAGTAGCCGGGTACTCCTGGCGCCAGGAATGAGGCATGGCTTTTTTCGTAGCCTCATACCATTCCTTAGTCCGCCTGGGATCCGTCCACCAGGGCAGAAACGTGCGGTCGAAACCATAATCATCCGGCTTAGCGCATATCTGCTCAAAAAATGATCCTCTCTTATTAGTGCTGAGCCCGATCACCTGGCCGCCGGTTGGACGGTTTACCGTCGGATAGATGCCGCTCCAGATATCTTCCGCCCACTGCTGGTAGGCCCACTCATCAATGATCACCAAGTTATCGGTAAAAGACCTGCCGGAACTCTGAGAGCTGGTAAGCGCTCTAAACGCAGACGTCATCCCGCCGGGGTGATCGATAGTGATAGTCTCCGTCGTAGAGCTCCAGACCGGTCCGTAAAAAACCGCCAGGCGCTTCTTGTTTTCCGGCGTCCGCTCCAGGGCCATCCAGGGCGGCAGCGCCCGTAAAATTACGGTAATCCGGCGCACAAGCTCTTTTGCCTCGCCCTCCGTGCGGGACACACCCGCAACGGTGTAGCCGGGAAAGAAGAGCATCCGCCAGACGGCGTAAGACAGCGCCAGCCAGGTCAGCCCCAGCTGCCGGGCTTTGAGAATGACCAAGAGCCGTTTGGCCAGGATAGCCGCCAGGGCTACAAGCTGCAGCGGCCACAGAAGAAGCTTGATCACCACACCGGCGCTGCCGGCAAGGGCCTCGTCCTTATCTTCTATGTACACCCAGCGCCTGATAAACCGGGCGCAGCTCTTTTTACACTTGCGAATTTCAATCTCGCTGAGAATTTCGACGCTTTTGCGTTTTTTTTGCATCTATCACCCTCCCCGAAGGGGAACCGGCGGCCTGGTTGCCCAGGGCGCGCCGCTTTAATCTGTGATCTCCGGCAGGATATCCAGGCTGGCATCGTCCTGCTCATCCAGCAGCCGGCGGGCGGCCTCCAGCTCGGCGTCCGTCATGGAGGCGGTCCGGGAAATTTTCATGTGGATTGGCCCTCCATCCGGTCCGCTGACCTCCTGCCGGTCGATAAACAGCCCTAAATGCTTTGCCATGCTGTCCAAGGCGCCAATCTTGTTGGCTATCTTGTACTTTTTGATGTAGCCGGTGAACACCCGATCCGCGCCGGTCCCCTCATATACTTCCAGAACATCCAGGCCGGCGATGGCCGCTGCTGTATCGTCGTCCAGGTCCTGTATCGGTACAGGGCTACCATCGCCGTTGAATAGTTTTCGCGGATCGAAGAAGCCCAGCTTTGCATATTCCTTTAATACCCTGTCCTGGGTAATTTCGGTACGGTCCTGGCGGTCCTGCATACGCTTTCGGACGTAATCCGCGATTTTAGGATTTTTTAGGAGTCTGTGGCCTTCCACACCGGCGGCGTTGTCGCTCTTACAGTTCGGATAAGCCGCCCTATACGCTCTTAATGCGTTCAAGTCCACCAGGTATTCATCTGCAAACTTCTCCTGCTTTGGCGTTAGCTTCACCGTCGCCACCTCCCTCCATATAACAAAAAAACAGGCCCCCGACCTGCTTTGCAAAATCTTCCATGATACCAATATAACACAGCTTTTTGATAAATACTGTCTAGACTTTTTCCAATTTATCCACCGGGCTATAAAGATTGTTTATAGTCATCCTGATAATTTTCTATCATAAATATCTAAATACTTGTTTGTTTGTTTGTTTGCGGGTGCTATAATAAAAGCAAAAAAGGAGGGCTAAAACAGGGGAATACTTGGGTGACATCCTGCGGATTAAATAAGTGTTTGCGTGTGGGTGCTTTTGGTTTACAATATGAAAAGGAGGAAAATCCATGGAGGGCCTAAGAGCTGCGCTAAAGGAATATACGGACATCGTACAGGGAACGCGGGACGAATACACAGAGGAAGAATTGACACTTGCCGCTATCCGCAACGACCACCCCGAACTGAACTTTATGGATGACGATGAAATTGAGGATATCATCAGCTTTGCCAACAGGCTGCGCTAACACCCAACTAGAGAAAATACGATACGGCCGGCCAGGAGCCTTATCCCGGCAGAAAAGGAGGTTATATATCATGACATTATCTCACGAGCAAATGATGGATCGCGCCTGGAGGTTTATTGCGGAACTAGGTATTGCCGACAAAGACATGGATACCTACGCTGACGCGGAGTATCGCGTCGAGAACATCCACGCTGTACGGGATGCTTACTATGATGACCTGGAAAATGGCGTAGAAATCGAGGGGGAGGACATGGAGGGATTTTTTGCCAGGCACGGCATTGAGGTCCTGGAGGCGCCGCAAACCCTTTATGAGTTGACATCACAGGAGTGCGGAATAGTCGTCTATAATACCGGCGTTATCGTTACCAACTGGAGCAACACCTGCCGTGATGGCGGTCTGCCACGCATGGCCCCCGGCAACCTGGGGATTATCGCCTGGCCTGATGAGATTGCGGTTATTAAGGAGTACCGGGTCACCGACATCAGGGACGCCCTGCCCGGAACCATCGTCGAAGTGGAAAGCGACAACGAAGGACAAACCCTGTTGGAAACTGACGGCATGGACATAGTATATGACCGCTTTGGTGATATCCCGGCCCTGTGGGGATGGGACACCGGTCTGGGCGCCTGCATCAACAAAGATGACTCTGGCAATTTAGCGCCGACAGAAGGGCGCGTCTTTGAACTTGACGGGGCTATCGTAATCGCCCCGGACGGATGGAACTAACAACCACTAACACCAAAGCCCCCGCCGGCGGGCTAAAGCCGGCAAAATGAAAGGGGATAACATGAACACAATCACAATCTTTACTCGCGACGGATCCTGGATGGCCCGTTACGGTGGTCCTGATGCAGAGGCAATCAAGCAGCTTTTTGACACTGACACACTACCGACGGCTTTCCCCGCCGATGTGGGCGCCGACTTTGTAGCAAAGACAATCCGGGAACTCAACCCCGGCACGGAGGTGAATCTTGCATGAAAATAAACCACAACACTCAAATCGAGGACACAACCGCAAAGCTGCTGAATGACTACTTGGAAGAACTTAAAAAAACAGAGCCGAAGGCCAGTAAGGCCGCCATCACGGACGCCGCCATCCTGGAATATATCCAAAAGAGACAAGCCGCCAATTAGGCGGCTTTTTACATCCCTATCAGGGCCTTTACACCGAACAACTCAACGGCAAATTGTCTCAAAGCTGCATTTTTTATATCATAGATACTCTGCCGGGAGCTGTAGCCGATCTCTGCAGCAATGTCCTGCTTGGGAATCCTGTCTATGTACCAGCCCCGGAGGACCGGGCCGTAATGCTTACAGCCCGGCGCTTTTGATATAGCTTCCAGGGTCCGGTCGATCCTGCGCAGCTCTTCCCGGGTTTCTTCCCGGGTGTCCATCAGTGCTTTGATCTCGAAGAGCAGGTTCAAAGTGGTATCTTTTTTTCCGCCGGCCTTGATCATTTCTTCGATATCAATGGATTTCAGTGGCCGCGGGCTGGCGCGATACACCAGTGTGTTGATCCGCTCAGTAAGATTCTGCACTGACCTCTCTAAAGCACTGTAATTTTTGAGTAGCCTATCGGCCATTGAAATGCCATTGAAGTAGTTCAAATTGATCAGGCCTCCCCTTTGTACTCCTGGTAAATCCCCAGGGCAATGAGGCTGTAAACAATAACGTCCCTGGTCCGCTCTTCAAATTCCGGGTCGTCCAGGCCGTTGTTTGCCAGAGCCACCAGATGCTTGTCCATCAGTGTAAACAGAACGTCGTACATTTTCCCCGGGCTGCCCTCTCCGTATTTTCGGATTGCGGTCGCCCGAAAGTTGTGAAAAGCATCATTACCCTTGCCGTAAGACCGGTTTTTATTTTCAAAAACCTTTTTGACGCGCTCCAGGTTCTCATTCATGATCTGAATGAACACATCCCGGCTCATTACATCTTTTTTGCTGAACTTTGTAATTGGGTATAATCTGTTCATTAGTCTGTTCATTTAACGCTCC